CGCTTCAGCTTTAGCCTTCTTAATGGTGCCTGCCTGCAGAGTACCATCGCCAGCCTTGGTCGGCGCTAACGCCATAGCTGCGGCCATTAATGGGCTTTTAGGCATTTTAGCCTTTGGCGCTTGGGCAAGAAACTTATTGCTTAACCCTTCACGCGCACGGCTCCCCTTTTCAGAAATTGATGCGGCTTGATTAGCTGGCTTTGTGCCAGATTTTAATATTTTAGAGCGCTTTATGTCTTTAAGAGTTGCCATTCAGTTAATCCTTTATGCTTTATGGCTCCATGCAAACCAAAATAGAAATAGGGCTAATCCAACCGCAGTTGTGCTAAACAATACAAACAAAGTAATGCTGGTGATCTTTTCAATCATGGCAGCTCTGCGATGCTCGTGATCGGCGCGCTCTTTGCGCACCTTGGCCTCAATATTTAAAAACTCTAACCACTTATTTTCGCCGCCAGTAAGCCGTATATACGTCCGTAGTTCGTCACGCATTGCAGCAGCTTGCTGCTTTGCAGCATATATTTCAATAGCCTCAGATTGGGCCGACCCACTCATTGATTTATACCAAGGCGGGCTTGCTGCTTTGTTGGCGATAAAGTCCAGATCGGCTACAGCCGTAGCCCACGACCCAAGCTGTGACCCCATGCTGGTAATATCTTTACCAATCTCAATGCCCTTCTTGAGCAGCTATCAGGGTAAATGGGTCGATCAGATCTCTCCACTAATAATGCGCTATGGCATTTTCGTCAGAATATTTATCAAAAGCCCAATTATTGCTGCAGCAACGCCTAGCAATATGGCTTCAAGGCGTTTAACGCGGCCAAACAAATCCTTGAATTGGATTTTAACCTCAGTCTTTATTGCAATCACTTCTTTCTCAAGTCCATCAATGCGCTCATGGGCTAGTTCTGCTGAATGTCTGTCCATATTACCATTTTCCTTCCCACACGCGCAGCGCGGAATATTCGTTGCTTATCAGCTTCCTTTTTATCACATCTTTGACCGCTTGGGTATCCGTCCAAGCCACTCCTGCCTCTTTTAACCAAACGTTTACAAGGGCCATATCGACATTGCCGATATGCTTGTAGTCGGAGCCAAATGAGTTTGGTGAAACCTCGCGCGCTTGCCTAGCGTCATTAAGCATGTGCGACGCATCATAAGTTTGCTTAATGATGATGTTGTCACCTTCAAACTTATATCTCTCATTAATCTTAGTGGACAGGTTTGACATTATCTTTAGCTTTCACTGTGCGCTGGAATGGAACTCTCTTAGGAGCTGGCTCTACTTTTTCAGCAAGCTTTGGCTCTACTTTTCTAACAAGCTCTAGCTCTGGCAAGACTTCAATCGCCAGCGGCTTTCCAGCTAGAATCTTTTTAACTTCGGCATCGGGCAATTCAATAATGTCACCGTTGCGGAAGAATCCCTTTGACGTAGACATGCAGCGCATTTTAATCAAAATTTTCATAATTACCTCCCTTGATGGAATGGGGGCAGTTTCCCGCCCCCACCTTTTACATCAGATCAAGATGCTGTGTTGTCGAAGATACCGCCGTTGGCAGCTTCGTTTTTAGCACAAAGTGTCAATTCAGTTACGACTTGACGTTTTGTGTTGTCGCCTGTTTTCGCCAAGGCGATATTTTTGGTCGAACGCAATACTGCGACTTCCCACATATCGTCCTGCATGATGAAAACGTCACGCGAGCGGTTTTCACGCGATGGGGCGAACTCTACCGTACCCCAAGGAGTGACATATACCGCAAGTGATTTAACAACGCGCTCGTCGCCAGCTTGCACTGATGAGCGTTGGTTGTTGTTGCCTGTGAAGCCCAGAGCAACATTCATTTGGAATGCTGATAGATACACAGTATCAGGCTTGCCGCCATTTTCCCAGATCGACTGCATTACGGTGTCGAATTTGGTTTGCGAAAATGCTGTTAGTGTGGTGGTTTCATCTGTACGAGCGTCTGTGCCGTCGCCAGTGGCGTTTGCACCTTCGTTAGCACCGAACACAGTATTAGTCACCAACCAAGCAGGAGCGCCTGCCAATTCACGGGCAGCAGATGAGCTACCAGCTACGCGAGCATTGTTGTCGAAAAGAGCTTTTTCGATGTCCAATTTTTGCTCTTTGGCAATCTTTAGTGTTTGGTATGCGACTTCACGCGCACGGCCTGCTTTGTCCAAACCTTCGTCTGTGTCAGGTACGATCACAGCGTTTTTGAAGATTTGTGTGTAGTTGCCCAAGCGAGATGATGCAACAGCGGCACTTGCGGCTGTGTCATCGCCTTCGATGTGTGCGTTAGCTGCAGATGCGCGTAGCGAGTCTGTTTGCCATTCTACAAGCGTATTTTTGGCAGTAGTTTTGCCAGATTTGCTGTAGAAGGGAGTTTCTTCTGGGGAGATGTTGTAGATTACATCTTTTAGATCTTCTCTGATCCCCACAGCGTCATAACTGTCAAATGTGTTTGCTGGTTGAGTCATTTGTTGTGTCCTTTCAAAGACTTAGAGGTTTCCGTCGATCATAAAGCTCAACGCATCACGAATTGAGCCTGTTTTTTGCAACCGCTGTTGCTGCTTCTTACGAGTTGCGGTAGAGCCGTCTTGAACCCTTTTAGCGCCAGCCTTTACCACAGGTCTTGCGGATTGGCCTTTGGCTTCCGCTTTTTGCCTGTTAGCAACAATACGGCGATACTTCATGGCATCATTTGCCATTTGTATATACCGCGCATCGACAGTGGCCATGATTTCATCGCTATTAAAACCATAATGCGCTCCTGTTTCCATTAGACCCTTCCAGTGCGTTTCGCTCTTTTGTGGGTCGGCAAGTTCAGGGATACGCTCAGTTAGTAGCTTGGCCTGTGCCTGCGTATAAGCTTCATGCTCTAAGCGGTGTTGTTCCACTTGTTGCTGTTGCAAAGCTTGATACGAATATTGTTGCCGTTGGTATTCTGCAAGATCATGATCGTATCTGGCTTTTTGCTCCATATACGCAATTGGGTCACTTTCAGCCAGTTGATAATCTGGCGTCTGTGGAAGTTGCATAACACCTTGCTGTACGCGTTCATAAGCTTCAATTGCCGCCTTTTCCCGCTGTGCTATCTCACTTATCCGTTGCTGCAACTCTTTCTTTTGTTGCGCAAGCTCTTGGAAGCGAGCGTTAATTGCACCTTGACCCGCAGCAGATTGCTTAAGCTGATCCTGTGTCCAATACTCTTCTTTTCCGTCAATCTTAACGGTGACTAGATTGGTTGCCTCAGTAGCTTCTACTTGGTCGTTGGTATCAATCCCTGCATCTTCTTCATCGTCATCGCCAGATGCATCGGCAACATCTTCGTATTCGTCGTCAGCAAGCATCTCATCGCTCTGATCGTCATCAGTTGGCTCTGTGATGCTGTCTACCGCTTCACTCAGATTGTCTTTAGTTCCGCCTTCGGAAGGCGATAGTAGCGCATCAACGGCGCTGTCTAGGTCAGTCGCTTGCACGGTGCTAATCCTTATCGTTTGCGATCTAATATAATCTCTGCTGAAATTGCAGCTTCGAGCATTATTTCGATCTGGTTAAGCGCACGAATAATTGCGTGCGCATCTTCCCTAGCCCCTACGTCAGTTGCTAGGCTGTTTGTGAAAGCCAGAATTTGGCCGTCACGAACATCTTGGATGAACTGCTTAAAAGCAGTGTCATGCTTTAGGCGCTTGGCTTCGTCAGCGGCTATACGAACTTCCGCTGTCATTGGCCTGCCCCGCGCATCATCATGTCATTATGCTGGCGTTGGCGCTCTTGCTCTGCCTTGATACGAGCTACATCAACTGTTGAGCCGTATTGGCCAGTGATGCGTGCTTGATCAACGTAAAGGTTTTGCGCCATTTGGTCGCGCTGCAAATCATTTTTCATGGCCATTTCATGCATCTTGCGCTCATTGTCCATTTGAGCTTTTGCCATGTCAACTTGCGCTCTGGTCTGGGCTTTCATCATCTCAGATTGAGCCAGAGCTTGAGTTGGGTCTTGCGGAGTTTGTCCAGCCATAGCCGCTTGCTGCTGCTGTTGCATTTGCAGCATTTGCATCTCAATCTCAGGTGTGATTGGAGCAAAGTAGCGGTCAGCGTTGCGAACACCAGATGACGCAAGAATGTCAGACAATGTGTTGCGGATGTTGGTCAGCGAAACTAGGCCATTCATTGGGCCGTAGGTTTGATAGACCATCAATTGCTGTTGCAGAGCTTGGCTTAGCGCAAAGTTCTTTTCTTCTTCACGGCCAGTGCCAAGGCCGACGTTAACGCTAACGTCCATGTCAATGTCCCATGTGCGTGGGTCAATTGGCACAAACTGGCCGCTCATGCGCATCATCTTTTCTTTGTCGAAATGCTTTTGCGAAAGGCGTAGCATCAAGCCAAATAGCTCACGCATGCCGTCAGCTAAGTTGCGCACCATAACTTCAACCTGACCAGCGGCAGCTTGCACAGTAGCTTGAACTGCGGCCTTGGTGGTTGATTGCATCGCATCTGGATCAAGACCCATGGATGCACGGGAAACGCCAGTCTTGCCTTCAACAAGTTGATCTAAGTATGAAAGCGCTCCAAGCGTTTGGCCTGCGGTAAATGGCACAGTTAACTCTTGCACAGCGCCAGCCTGACGCATGCGCACGATTGCACCAATCTCATTATTCAGCAGATCATCAATATTCACTGCGCCATCCACAACTCCCAAGCGTGGGTTATTGGTCATAGCGACGTTATCTAGGATGCCGCGTAATATTGATGTCGCAGCGTCTTGGTCGTCCATGACGATTTCAGCTAAACTGCGGCCATAGAAGGCATGAGGCTCTGGATCAATCTCAAACTTAGCAAATGGGATTTCGTCGGCAGGCTCATAGTCTAGCATTTCATACTTTGTGCCGACACAAAGGAACTTGTGCAAGACGGGAACACCTGTCCCATCTACATCCATGCGCATGTAAGCCTCTGTAACTGCTACATTTTTCATGGAAGGATCAATTTCATCCTCATCTGAAAAGTCATCGTTGTAGCCTGTGCGCGCAAAGATCTCTGCCTCAGTCATTTCAGTGCCACTGTCAAAGCTGTCAGAGTTAAGCACTATTTCTGAATCATAACCCATAGCGATAAGGTCGCCAGCGCGCATTTCAGTGCGGTGGGCTACGATATAGGCGCTGTTCATGTTCCGCGCATCACGGTTGATGAAAAACTCTTCTGGCGGCACGCTTTCAATCATAAGCTCGCCGTCCATTTCCTGACGGCTAACCTTTGCTGAATGCTCTTTAGCGCTAATTTCAACACCTTGTTCGTCCATCTCCATAGATTGCTCTACAGTATGTTCAAGCACGGTGATGTCATCGTCTTGCACAAGGTATGTGTATTCGTCATCAGACAAGTTGCTGTAGGTGTAAATTTCAGCGCGTGGAGTTTCCTGCCAGTAAGCTTTTACAATGCCTTGCTTCTTGATGAGCGCATCGTGAAATGCATCATTGATCACGCGGAACCCGTTGCAGCGCATGAACTCATAATGCATATATTCTGTAGCTTGCTCAGCCATAGCCACATCTTCTGGCCCATGCGGGATGAACTCAACAGGCTTTGATGTGCTTAGAAAGACGCGCATTAA